CTACAGAAGAAACACGTCTAGAGTTTGAAGCAGACTTCACAATATGGATGGCAACAATAGGGGTTGGAAAATATGAGGATACCAATAAGATTTTCATAGAACCCGAATATTATGATATAAGGATTTCAAAATGGATAGATACAAACCAACTGTTCAAATGCTTGGACGGTTTCAACCGTGGCATAAAGGACACAGAGAACTTTTCAAGAGAGCTCACGCAAAGACTGGCCAAGTTGCAATAATGGTTCGACTCACTGGTGAGGGATGGTTTGATCAACCAGACGTTATTGCTGATCTTAAAAATCACGGATATGAGTATGATAAGGATTATATTATTATGCACGTTCCGAATATAGTTAATATCACATATGGTAGAGATGTTGGGTATGATATTGAGCAAGAACATCTTGGGGAAGAAATCGAATCTATTTCTGCAACAGAAATAAGAAGTAAACGAGAAAATTTGAAAGAATAAAATAATGTTTAATCATGTAGGGGTAGAGTTGCAACCCATAAAAGCAACTAACAATAACGGTGTGCGTCTATACGCAACACCAGAGGGTAACAAGTACCCATCAATCACAACGGTCCTATCAGTCCGTAACAAGAAGGGGCTGATGGAGTGGCGTAAGAGGGTAGGTAATGAAGTTGCCAACCATGTCGCACGAACTGCTGCTAATCGTGGCACTAAGGTTCACCACATGTGTGAGGACTACCTCAACAACATGGAGTCCAATTATCCATCCAAGTGGGCAGAACACAAGAAGAATTTCTTACCATATTGTCTTTTTAGTCAATTAAAGTCTGTTCTATGCAATATAGATAACATTTATGCACAAGAAGCGGGGTTATATAGTGATAAATATAAGGTAGCGGGAAGGGTTGACTGTATCGCAGAGTACAATGGTGTACCGTCTATTATAGATTTTAAAACGTCAACCAAAGAGCGTAAAGATGAATGGAATGAGAATTATTACATTCAAGGTTCTGCATATGCAGAGATGTTCGGAGAACGAACTGGCATAGAAATCTCTCAGGTAGTGATTTTAGTAGTAACAGAGGATGGAACTGTCCAAGAGTTTGTAAGAGACAAACACGAATACCTTGATGCTCTAGTGGAAACCGTTGCAGAATGGAGCAAACAGAATGAAACATCTAGTAGCAGTACTGGCAGTGTTTCTGTTAATGGGTAATCAAACCTTAGCGCAAGAAACAATTCCAGAACCAGAAATTTTAGAAGACTTACCCGATTTTGTGATGGTAAATAAACCTGTGGTATGTGGACCTATAAAACAAGTTCTTAAAAAGATTAAAGAGTTTAATGAGGTTCCCGCAGCTGCGTGGATGGAATCAGAACACAAAACTGGTATTGGATTCTGGATAAACGAGAATACTGGAACAACTACAGTGGTAGAACTGGTGGGTGATAAAATGTGCATTCTTAGTCAAGGCATGAATGGAGTTCTAATGCCTAACGCAGAAAAAATTAAAGGAATGCCAATAAGGCACTTGACTTATTAGCCCCCGTATGGTATAAATAATATACAATTTGATGATACGAATTGATAGCTGAACTGGACGTGGGGGCAGTACCCACCGCCTCCACCAAAAGGAGACTAATATGGTTAGGTCAATGATAGGGGATTCTGATGAAGAACCCTCTAGTACGAGAGGTAAGTAAGTGGATGTTTAAAGCATATATTCTTTGGAGCATATGTGCAGACATAACCTTACTTGCCGGTATAATTTACTTAGTCTTCTTTTGATGGGGGCGAAATAGGATCGACAGGCAGGGACGGATGAGTGGAGAATTGTCGGATGACTACGTTATCGGTCAAATTAGTAAATGCAAACGATAATATTGCATATCAAGATTTCGCTCTAGCAGCGTAATTGGATAGGGTTTCGGTAGGTTTCCTAGTAACAGAATAACCTACCACTTTATTCAAAAAGAGTATTGACAAATAGGCTAAAGTCTGGTATACTCTGTAAATAATGTCACTGATGAGTTTGTGAAATCCAAACGAAACACTTTGTGTCTGACAATATTGTCTACCATCATCTTGAAAGGATGAACACTACATGACTACGACTACGACTACGAAGGCAACTAAGGTTATTGCCGCTCTCGAAAACGGTACTGAACTTACTGCAAAGCAGATTAGCGCACGATATGGCGTCAAGAACGCTCGCGCTCTGATTAGTTCCCTTCGTATGCAGGGTTATCCTGTATACCTCAACAAGCGGGTCAGCTCGTTTGATGGTGAAACTTACAGCAAGTACCGTCTGGGTACTGCATCACGTTCTGTGGTTGCTGCTGGTAATCGCGCAATTGCGATGGGTGTTTAACAACTAAATACCACTACTAATGGGTGATGCCATAATACATCCGCGAGGGGCCCACGGTTAGCCCCTCAACTTTTAAAGGGAGACTAAAACAAATGAAGAAACTAATTATCGGAATTGCACTTGCAACCAGTATTTCAACTGTTGCAATGGCAGAAGATAAAGCAGTTCTACCTGCTATGCCAAATATTGATATGTCTTTTGTGACCGACACTGAACGTAACACAACGAAGGAAACAACTACCACAAAATTTGGTATTGTTGCTGGAATTAAAGGATTTGATTTATCAGTCCTACCAAAGTTCAGCTGGGATGATGAAGAGATTTCTAATATTGAACTTGGCGCAGGGTACACATTTGATGTGGGTGATTCCTTTGGTATTACCCCTTATGGTGAAGTTAATTTTGATAATGACCTTAACACAGGTGATAAAATTATCGGTGTAAAAACACGCTATAAGTTCTAAGTATAAAAAGGTTCTGGGGGTTCCTTTTAAAAACCCCCACCCTATTAATAAATTACAAGAGTACAAAATGGCACTTAACACCTCAAAGACATTTTCAATGGAAATTGAACGTCTTGCGATAGAGAAGAATATCACGCATATGGATGCAGTTCTAGACTATTGCCAGCGGCAAGATATCGAACCCGATACAGTGGGTCGCCTTATTTCCAAGAGTCTCAAAGAGAAGATTGAGGCTAACGCACGGGAATTGAACTTTCTTCCTCGACAGGCACAACTACCTGTATGAAACACCTTAAAGAAAATAACACTAACTATTTTATGCACCTTGCTCATGCGTGGGTAATGGCTACCGTTCTAATTATTCACGGGGTAATCCCCTGCATTTTAACTGATTGGGTATCGAAGCGTATCTGTAATGGAACCGATTGACGTTTATCTAATGTACTGTGCTATGAAAGCACACTTTGGTAAGAGCGACTATGACTTTGTGACATACAAGGGCAAGACTCGTATCAAACGCGATACCTTCTACAAACGCAAGGACAGGTCGTTCTTCGTTAGATTGGCTCGCAAGTACAAGACAGAACAAGAAATTCAAAACTACTTTGTAGCAAATTTCATCAAAGATAAGAAGGGGTATATTGCCAACTTCAATGATGAGAACCATGAATCATGGAAACTTAAACGTCAGGGTTTCTTTGAAATGTTTGAGGTAGAGATGAAACCTCTAGTGGATGCGTTTGAGGATTTGTTCAAAATAGAAAATGGACAACATCCTAAATTGATGAAAGAGTTTCTAGGTGGCCGTGTGTCATTAGAAACAATAATCATATTGGATGAGCTGGTCAACTATGGCCCAGATTGGAATACACAATTAGAGGATGATATCATATGGATTGATTTAGATAATCTGATGAATAATTACGAAAGGTTCTTGACAATTGATCAAGAACAGTATAAGATAAGACTATTGAAACTCATAGAGGAGTCCAGTTGATGGAAGCAAGAGTAGAAGCGTTCTTTGAGGCACGGTGCCGGGAACTAGAAAACGAAGTGAAGGCAATGCAATTTGTCAACGCTGAGATGTCGGTTAAAAACGACCAACTGTCGGAGCGGGTTGCCCAACTCGCTAATCGTCAACCCACTTGGCCAAAGGGTTATAAACCACAGCGTAGGTTTGCCACCACCAAGTAGATGGAATAGCTGGTATAGTTAAACGGTATAACAGTTGATTTGTAATCATCAATTTGAGGTTCGATTCCTTGTATCAGCACCACATTTAGGAAGGGTATATTATGGTAACTAAAATACTAACACTGACATTACTAGCACCCAACAGAAAAACTCCCAATAGTAATATGCGGTGGTTTGCTCTTGTTCTTGCATTGATGAGTGTTATGTTTCTTGCATCAGGAAGTGTTGCTTCCCAATGGGTAGGTTGGATATTGTCTTTTGTTGCAGCTGCATTTTGGGCAAATTTTGCAAGGTTGGATAAAGATACACCACGAATGTTAATGGAATTATTTTATCTTATAGCATCTATTTGGGGGATTTTCAATTGGATATAGAAGTAGCACTTAAAGACCATATGGGAAGCGACTTGTCTGTTGTTAATGCAGCTCGTGTGTCATTTGACAAAGAATCACATTGGGAAGAAATCACACCAGCAAATGGTGTTCATATTGATGGACTTCTTAATCATAGTGATAAACGACTTATAGCTTATCTTGCAAAACACAATCACTGGAGTCCATTCGGTCATGCATCAATGCAGTTTAGAATTAAAGCTCCTGTATTTGTTGCAAGACAATTAGTTAAACATCAAATTGGTTTAACATGGAACGAAGTATCTAGACGATATGTTAGTGATGACCCATCAATTTATTATCCTGATACATGGAGAGCAGCTGCAATGGATAAGAAACAAGGTTCTGATGAAGAAAAGACTATAGAGTATATTAAGGATAGTTATCCCGAAACATTATATAGTCAGTATGATAAGGACATTAGTGTTGATTCTTTGTACGACACAGCTGTCAAACTCACACTTGATACTTATGACCGATTAATTGCTGGCGGTGTTGCACCAGAACAAGCAAGAATGGTTCTGCCTCAATCTATGTTTACAGAATGGTATTGGTCTGGAACACTCTATGCGTTTGCAAGGGTTTGTAATCTGCGATGTAAACCAGATGCACAAATTGAAACACAACTAGTTGCAAATAAAATTGATGAAATTGCAAAGGAATTGTTTCCTGTTAGTTGGGAACATTTAAGAAAATGAAAGCTTTAGTTGTTGGTAATGGTGAATCGCGTTCATGGTTTACCCCAAGTAAAGGCAATGAATTTGTTACTTGGGGTTGCAATGCAATCTATCGCGATGGTGAAGTAGATAACCTTGTTGCAGTTGATTATGGAATGCAGCAAGAAATTGTTAAATCAGAATATCCACTTAACCACAAGTGTTGGTTTACAAATTGGAATACTGTTCCAGATTTTGTAGCAGACACACTGTTCATGGGATATGACATACCTAAGTCTTTTATTCATTACAGTGGAGATAAAACTGATAAATGTGTCATCTCAGGTAAAGACCCTGATACTTTACGAGAAAAAATTGATATAGCTATTCGTATGAATCCAGACTTAGATGTAGAAGACCTTCGTATGAAAATGGAGAAGGACTCTGGTGTTTGGATTACTTACGTCACTGAAAATGAAATAATTTGTCCTGTTGGGGGATATTTAAATGGTTTGTCTGCGGGCAATACTGCATTACATTTAGCATGTGATCCACCTGTACATGAAACATTAGGTAGATTTCCTGTCAAACCAGATGAAGTTTATATGATTGGGTTTGACTTATCATCATACGATCACCCACTAAATAATATGTACAAGGGTACAGATAACTATCTTCCAGCAAACGCAAAGGGATTTAATTCAGTAAATTGGATAAATCAGTTAGAAGATATTTTTTCTCAGTTTTCTGACACTACTTTTTATTGGGTAGACCGGCCAATAGTACCAGATATGGGGCTTAGAAGAAACGTAATATATATTAATAAAGATGAATTATGCGAGGAGTTGAAAATAACATGAGTGGAGTTCCTATATTTCCAACTGGAATTATTAAGACATATAATAGCCCAACTAAATTTTCAGAAGAATTTGAACCTAAAAACTTTAGTGTAAAAAAGTACGGTGGATCAAATAAATGGAGAAGTGAGAAGTTTAATAATGTGATGTTGCACAAGTCCTTAAATGGACTGCATGAGTGGGTAAAGACTTGTATTGATGATTACCTTACGAATGAACTTCGCATGAAATATGATGAACACTTCATATCAGAAAGTTGGCTTAACGTCAATCTAAAGGGCGGCAGTCAACCTGTACACTCACACCCGAACTCAATCATCAGTGGCACATACTATATAAAAGCAGACAAGGGTCATCCACCATTAGAATTTCATAGAACACGACCAAGTGATACACACCCGTTCATTTCATTGAGTGAACAATATACAGGACAACACCCAAATACAGCAACTTCAATTGCATTTCCTGCATTACAGGATACTATGATTGTATGGCAATCACCCCTGTATCACGCACATGGGCCGATACAGATAGATGAACAAAGGATTAGTTTGTCTTGGAACGCATTGGTTAACTTCGCTCCCCCTAGTGAAAAGGACTCGGAAGATTTCTACAGAAGTTATACTTACAGAATAAAATTTGTTAAAGAGGATACACAATGAGCGCAGTACCTATATTTCCAGCTGGAATGATAAAACAATACGATAGTCCAATACCATTTATTGATACTATTGATTTGGATAAATTTTCATATGAAACATACAAGGGTTCAAAGAAACTAAGAACTCAAAAACATTTAAATATATTACTTGATCCAGCAATGAAGGATATTGCAACATGGATTAAAATGCAAGCCAAAGATTATCTAGACAACGAACTTGGTTTGGAGTATGAGGAGTTTTTCTTTTCAGAGAGTTGGATAAATGTTAGTGGTATGGGTGGTGAACAAGGAATACACAATCACTCTAACTCAATCATTAGTGGAACATATTATTTAAAGTCAGAGGACGGACACCCACCACTTGAATTTCATAGGTCAAAGTATGATGGTGTGCCATTTATATCTCTCACCGAACACTACAAGCAGGGAAACCCAAACACAGCTTCTAAGTTGGCCTTTCCTTGCACACAAGATTCTATGATTGTCTTTCAATCTCAATTATATCATGGTCATGTACCAAATGATCTTGATAAAGAGAGAGTTGGACTTTCTTGGAATGCTCTTGTCAATTTTAGACAAGATGACAAAAGTATATATAGAGTAAGATTTGTTCAAGAAGATACTTGACATTTCTGATAAAACTGTATATAATACTATATTAACATACGAAACATACATTCACATAAGGAGAAAAATATGTCGTTAAGTACATTAAAGAAATCTAATTCTTTGGAAAAACTGCTTGGAGCAGTTAAAGAAGAAAATGCACCCCTAGATAAGAAGTCCTACAAGGATGAACGAATCTGGAAACCTGTGATGGATAAGACAGGTAATGGTTATGCCGTTATCCGTTTCCTTCCAGCAGTTGATGGTGAAGATATGCCATGGGCAAAGGTCTGGAATCACGCATTTCAAGGCCCAACTGGTCAATGGTTTATTGAGAACTCTCTCACTACACTTGGAGAAAAAGACCCTGTATCAGAATTGAATTCATCTTTTTGGAATTCTGGTGTAGAGTCTGATAAAGAGATTGCTCGTAGGCAGAAACGTAAGTTGCAATACTTTTCTAATATTTACGTTGTCAAGGATAGCGCAAACCCTGAGAATGAAGGTAAGGTATTCCTTTATCGCTTTGGTAAGAAAATCTTTGACAAGATTATGGAAACTATGCAACCTGCATTTGAAGATGAAAGTCCTATAAATCCTTTTGACTTCTGGCAAGGTGCAAACTTCAAGTTGAAACTTCGTAAGGTAGACGGTTACTGGAACTATGACAAATCAGAGTTTGAAGCACCATCACCATTGTTTGACAATGATGACAAAATTGAAGAGGTATGGAAGAAGGAACATGCTCTTTCAGAGTTTACTTCTCCATCAAACTTCAAGTCATATGATGAGTTGAAAACTCGTTTGGATATGGTTCTTGCTGGAACTACTAAGGTAGGAAGTGCAGCTGCGATTATGGAAGATGCTCCAGTAGCAACTCCAAAAGTTGATACTGCTCCTGTTCCTGCTCCGTCAGTAACACAAGATGATGAAGATGATACTATGGATTATTTTCAGAAACTTGCAAACGAGTAAGATGTACTAGGAACTAACGAAACCCTCTACTGAGAAATTAGTAGGGGGTTTTTGTTTTAAAGGGAGTAGTTTACTGCGTTGACTGTTGGGTTAGGATTTGATAAAGGTGTACTAATATAGGAAGCACTAGAATTTGAATTACTATTAATATTAGTTGATGGTGCATTAACCACTACTGGAGCAGCAGCAGGAATTGTATTCATTGCTATTTTCATTTCACGCATTGATTGAATCTGCTCGGCCGACATATTTTTTTTGCGCTCTATGATCTCGGCCGATCTCCGTTCAATCTCTAGTCGTCTCTTTGACTTCTGGCGCGGTACTGCATTAACTGGAGCGAGATTTCCCTCATCATCACTACCAAACATTGAACCAATTGTACTAAGGAATCCTTTTGACTCTACTTTTCCGCGGCCGTATCCAGCATCACCGTATTTAAGTTGAGCAGCTGCTTTTTCCATTCCCTTTCCCTTTCCCTTTTCCTCATCACCACCACCAATTCCAAGAAAATCCATAATTTTGCCAGCGCCTGGAATTCCCTTAACAAAACTCATAAAGTCAAAATCAAATATATCGTCAAAGAATTTTCCTATAGTAGTCATCAGGCCTGATACCCAATCAGTAATGGATTTAATAGGATCAACTCCTACAAAGTTTTCCAGTTTTTTTGCCACATTTTCAAATCCAAGTTTATTCAGAACCCAACCAATCAAATCTGCAATTAGTTTTGTCGGATATCCGACTAAAAATCCTATAAATTTAGATGCTCCAGCTTGAAGTGCTGCACCCATACTACCACCTTCTTCCAGAGTCTTTCGAAAATCATCTAATGCAGCCTTTAACGAACCTATGGTAAGTGCAATACCAGCTGCTATAGCAATAATTGGTAATAGTGGAACTAAAGCTGCTTTCAAAGAAGCAAGTTTGGCAAGCATACCAATTTTCATTAATGCAAATTGAGCTTTCATTGTAATAAAAGCAAGTTTTATTGCAGTAATACTTGATATAATTGCACTTACAATACTAACTATTTTAAACGCAACCAATCCAGCAACAACTGTTCCTATTGCAAGAACTATATAACCAAGACCAGATTCGTCACCAAATAATGCTTTAAATCCTTCCATGAAACCGCCCTTTGGGCCAAAGAACGCATCATAAAATCTTCCCAAGGTAGGAATAAGTGTCTTCACAATATATGTTTTCGTGTCTTCCCATAATGGACTGTTTAAAAATGCTACAAGTGCGAGTCCTAATCCAGCAATTGCAAGACCCTTAATAAAACCAAATATACCTTTAGCTGCAGCTACTACTTTCTCCTTACCTTGTTTTAATAAACCACCAAGACCACCAGCAATCTTACCAAGAAGACCTTGATTTTTTTTCCGTTCCGCCTCCAGTTCTGCTTGTATTTCTGCTCTTTCAGCAGGCGTTTCTGCCTTATCTCTTCTACCTTTCATTTCCTCTTGTTTAATTGCAGACATTTCTCTATTATATGCTGCGTTTTGTGTTGCAACTCGCCCATTTGCTATAAGTTGAGCTTCCATTATTGCAGCTGCATTTTTTCGTTCTGCTAATGGATCAACAGTAGATTTCTTGATTTCTTCTATAACTTTCTCTGTAGATTTACCTTGATCTTTTTGTATTATTTGTTGTTCTTTTGATGATTTGAATTGTTCATCAG